AACTGCAGCACTGCCGCCATGGCACTGCGCGTTAAATCCGGAAAGGTCAGTACGGAACTGCTTCAGCATGGCCGTGAACAGGTCCGGATGCTGTGCGTAGGTGGCAGCGCTCATGTCAAATTCGCCCTGCATCCAGCACACCGCCAGCAACACATTTTTCGGGTTCTTCTGTAATGCCGCTTTGGTGCGTGCGATCAGGTCCTGATATAACGGTTTACCCACACCCCAGCGTGCCGAATCCTGGCTGGCCCCCGTGTCCGCACTGAATGTCCCCTCCGCGCCCTGGGTGAATGCCGAACCACCACGACAGCATGGTACCAGCAGGATCCCCGCGTTATTCGGGATATACGGAAGCAGTTTTTTGGCAATATGTAAGCCCTGGCCGACACAGCCGTACTGCCCTTTGCTCAGGTCTGCCTTCGGATGATTCAGTGCGCTCATATCCTGAACATCATGCAGGCAGTGGTCTGCCGGAATGATGTCGTTAAATGCGCATGCTTTACCACCGGGAGTCACTGTGTTGCGACGGGCCAGTTGCTTAATGCGTGGGTGGGGCGCATCGTAAGAATCCGGAAGCGGAAGCCCTTCACCGTAAGCCATGGCATTGGATTGCCCGGCCAGTACGATGACGTAGTACCACTCCGGCTCAGTTGCACCACTGACGACCACATCACCTTCTGCTGCAATCGCCTGCATCAGGGTATAAGGGGTTATGGCCACCGGACTACCAAACGGCTGCCAGCCCTCTTTCAGTTTATGTGTCAGCTTTTCCGCAAGATCTGACGGCGACGCCGCCCTGACAACATCATAGTGTTTAAATGCCATGGTTCTTTCCACCATCTGAAAAATGATTCTTTAAAATACCTGACATGTAATACAGAAAAAACACAAAACCATACCTTAAATAAAAACCTCATCATCAAGCAGATATGCATGGATAAACTACAAGACGAGATATAAACCACCCTGCATTTAAATAAACAATAAACAACATCAGAAAAATAATTCTGCTCTATGGTTTACAATCAAAAATATCATTTATACTTTTCAGAACATCACCAGCAAGGCATAAACAAGGAAACTAAATGAAGTGGATTGTGATTGATACAGTTATCCAGCCATCATGCGGAATATCTTTTTCAGTCATATGGAGTAAAATAAAATTAATAATCTGGTATCAATCGGATGCTTTCTTACCTCCTGAAAGTATATTTACACTGACTCACACAGGCATCATGCTCAATAACAAAGTGCTACCTGTAACCATTTACAACGTAGTACCATTCAATAAAACATTCTGGAATTTAATCAAAAACAGCCAGGAATGCCCTACAAATACAGATAACGTATTGAATGAATGCTTTAATAACCGTTGCACTCTGCAAATATGTCCTTATGGGCTAAAACAACAAAGTCCATAAGCAGTTTACTCACATCTGACAAAATCAATATAAACAGCCCCTCCGGAGAGGGGCTGGAGAGTGGCGCTATGTGCCATTGCATGGTGCCGGGTGCCTCCCGGTGAATTCAGTACCAGCACCTGAATCCGCGATTATCCCATATACCTACTCGCTGATTGCCCCTCCGCACAGGGGGATTCACCATGCCAGTTTCTTTTAACAAACTCCCCGCAAACCAGACAACAGTCAACCGCCTAAATTGTGAGACATTTAAAAAAAAGGCCCACAAAAGCGAGCCAGGGAAAATAAGTGTGGCGCGTTGTACTGGATTCGAACCAGTGACCGATTGCTTAGAAGGCAATTGCTCTGTCCGGCTGAGCTAACAACGCATGATGCAGATAATGGACCGCCATCGGGGACTTGAACCCCGCGCAACCAGCTTCGAAGGCTGGCGCTCTTTCCTGATGAGCTAATGGCGGTATGTGATGGTGGCCCTTGCTGGATTTGAACCAGCGACCTGGCGATTATGAGTCGCTCGCTCTCACCACTGAGCTAAAGGACCGGGAGCAGAATAATAACGGTCCGTAATTAATTCCGCAATAAAAAACCCGCTCGGTGGCGGGTTGTAGAAACTCTTCTAACGTCAGGTATAAAAAGCCCATCGTTATGACGAATTTACCACAGATTCCGGAAAAATCAACCTTGTTACCTAGTTACCTTTTTTAACTGCCGCTCAGCCCATGCTTCTTCAATATCAAACCGGGTCACCAGCGCATCATAGAATTTCTTAACTGTTTTTTCCCATGACGCGCGTGTTATCTGGTTTGTCACCTCGCATATAGCATTAAATGCCTCCGTTGATGGTAGTCTTTCATAGCCACGACCACCACAACGCTGGCAGTCTCTGATAACAGGCATACCACGTTTTACCGACTCTTCACGGTGAATGGCGACACCACGCCCACGGCAATCCTTACAGACGGTGGAAACCTCACCCTTTCCGCCACACTCCGGACAGGCAACTTTTACCACCTCCCTGACTTTTTTCCATTCTTCCCAGTAAGACGGATACACACCTTTCGTACACTTTGCCCATACCGGCGGCTTACCATCCGGATACTGGACCTTGTTTGTAAAAACTACGCTTTCAATAAATTTTTCCCCATAGCAACAAGGGCACTGCTTTTTACTCGCTGCGCTGCGGGCATAATCCTCAAAAGCGTACGAAGCCATAATGCGCATCACTACCGGTTTTATTTCTGCCGGAAGTTTTCTCAACGCCGCCACACGATCGCACCGACTGAGTGCATAATCTGCCAGTAATTCTGTTGCCCGCGCCCTGTCATTCATACTGATGCCCATCTTCCCCAGGAACGCAGAAAACCCCATCTCAGCCCGATTCTGTGTCATGCCCTGCGCGGCCATCACATCAGTGATACTCAGCGCATCTTTTGACGTTGAGGCCGATGCATCGGTCAGGCAAGGGGATTTTGGGGAGTAGTATTTCGGTAAATCTTCCAGTTTCATTTTTTGACCTGCTCTTCATGCATTATGGGGTAAATCTTCACCCCCAGACGTCCACCAGATACTGGCTGACCACGAACGATATTGATTTCATCAAACTGCTCATCGTCCATTAACACTCCCGCATGCGTCAGCGCATCCAGCGGTGCTTTCAGGATATTGTCCAGGTCGCGACGACGCTTATCCGGTGGCTCTGCAATCACCTTTATCGCCAGCCTTCCGGACAGGCTTAATTTCAGCCGCTGCTGGCGAACAATAAGCGCCACAGCACGGCGATAACGCTTTCCCTCCTCCGAGATAAAATATGTGCTGCCACGGCGTCGCCAGTAAGTGTTCACCGTCGGCGGGTAAGGTAAAACCAAATCTATGAGCATCAGTCACCTCTTTTACCCAAGCACGCCAGTTGCAAAGGCGTGATCAAGAAAACGAAAAATTAAATCAACCTGAGAACCATGCTTTTCTTCGAACGCCAGCGGATCCGCATGAAGCTCGTTGTGATGCTCCCGACACAGCGGTAGCGTGAAAATATCGTGAGATTTTGTCCCCATTCCGCCCTGACCATGACCAATCAGGTGATGGGGATCGTCGGCTGGCTTACCACAACACGCACACGGCTGTGTCTTCACCCAGCGTGTGTATTTCTCGTTAACCCAGCGGCGACGTTTAGGTCGTTTCATGAAAGATTCCGGAGACTCAGGATCAACGGCAATGCTGACCACCGTCTTTTCCTGTGGTGGGTTCTGTTGCTGGTGGGCGTGAGGCAGCGGCGCAAGATTTTTTGTGCGCTGTTTCAGTATGCTGGTGGCGGTCTGCTCTCCCGGTACGATGTCGCTTTCACGGTACATTGAGCGGATTTTTTCCGCACGCAACCCCAGCGAACGACGTAATACCGCTTCCGGTAGCGCGTCCGCCAGCTGATTGCGGACCGCCCACCAGGATAATTCAGCCAGAGATAATTCACGCTCCTGCGTACCGCTTATTGCGTGACCGATGACGTCAATCATCCATGCTGACAGGTTTTGATGAGCAAGTTGCTCGAGTGATTCGGATGTCTGGTCACGCAGCTGGTTGTCGCAGTGCCAGCACAACACCATTGCGCCGGTACCATATCGGTGAATAACGGTTTCGCTGTGATGATAATCGCCGTGTGGCCACTGGCAGGATTTAATATGGCGCAACAGCCAGTCAGACAATGCACCAGCACCACCAGCAGCACGAATTACCCGTGCGTTACTGAAAAACGGCAGCAATGTTTTGTCTTCCACCAGCGGCTGGCGAACGGCAGGAACGACCCCGGACGGCATATTACGCATGCTTTTCGGTTCCGGCTCCACCAGTACCCGGGTATTGTGGAATACCGGCATGGATTCACGGCCCGGCTTAACGACCACCAGCCCGAGTTCCGGTACCAGAACAGGTCGAAGTAATACCCGCACGTTACCTCCAGATGCGTTGCTGGAATGTACGGGACGGACGCGGTGGGCGTTCGGAGTAAGGCAATCTGACTGAGATTATCCAGTGACGGTAGTCGAGGCTAAGGGCTTTTTTAACCTCGTATCCGCGCCTGCGGTAACACTGAATTATCCATTCAGCCTGCTCTTCAGTGCATGGTGGATGCTGGAACCAGTCCGATTTGAATGCATGAAAACGCCGTCCGCACCTGCTGGCAAAGACGGCAGAATCATCAGAATTGTGTAATTTGGTATCGTGCGCCATCGGTTGTCTCTGCTGGCGCAGCAGGTGCCAGTTGTTCAGGCTGGCGTATAAAGTATAAATAAACTGGTTCCAGTGTAAAGCCCCTACATTAATGGAATAAAAGTCAAACAACAGATTGTTGGGATAAACACAACGCTTATTATTAAAAGCGATTAGATAAATTAAATTTTAATGTTATGCAATTTTACCAGATCACCATAACATCTCGTTTGAAACCACCGAAACAACAACCATATCAATATTGATTATGTTAAAGTGAGTAAATATGGAAAACAACAAATCTGCACATTACGCTCCTTTTTTATCTGTGATACTTTTTGTTTTATGCTGTGTGTGGGCATTATTTTTATAAAAATATTTACAGATAAAATAAACCCGCCGAAGCGGGTTAAGCGCGGGTGCGTTGAGGATGCCTGACACATCAGAGGCGGCGAGGGATTTCTCCCTCGCCAAGTCTCTTACTCCTCAGGTTCGTAGACTGTGAAGACAGCGACCTCCATCTGGCCGGTTCGGATTCGTACCTCGCAGAGGTCTTTCCTCGTTACCAGTGCCGTCACTATGACGGTTAAACAGATGACGATCAGGGCGATTAACATCGCCTTTTGCTGCTTCATAGCCTGCTTCTCCTTGCCTTTCGGCACGTAAGAGGCTAACCTAGATTTGCCGTTCATAGATTGAGCCTCAGATTAATGTTAAGCGTCTTGCAGGACGCGTAATGTTAACTGGGGCTTTTCTCTATCTGCCTTTGGTGTTCATGCCTGAGGCAGATAGCCTCAAGCACCCGCAGTCATTCTACTTAACTAAGATTTCCCCGCAAACCGTTTTTGTCCAGCACAATAAATATCCAACTAAACCAATGGAGTTCGCTGTATTTACCGCCAGTATTCAATGCACATGACCGCCATGAACACCCCTAAAAAAAGGGCATTTATATATCCAAATATTAATATCAAAACATCAACTTTTTCCATATACCTTGCTGTGAAGATGATGGGCATACATGATACGAACAACCAGAACGCAACAAACAAAAACTGCAATGCGTTTTTCATTATTCCTCCTACAATCAATGTGCAATTACATTTAAACACACCTCAATTTGGCCGGACATATAAATATCTAAACTAGAAAAAATCACTTACATAGCGTTACAAACTCTTTAGTCTAAAGGTTCATCGTAAAACACTCCCCATACTTATCAGTCCGTTCCGCGCCAGGTAGCTTATTGCCTTATCTGGCAACCTATAATCAGGTTTCCGCTTTTTCAGTTGGCTGGTCGTTTAACCGACATAGTTAACCCATTAATCTAGTTGCCGGATGTTGGTGGATTTTCGCGTTTTAGTTGTTCATAAAAGTGCACAGCTTTAACCAGTTCTTCTGATGTAACCAGGGCTGGTGAGGCAGTGAATAAGGCCTGAATTTGATAGTTCGGCCTGTCGTTACAATCCTCTTTTTTCGGTACATATTTCCAGTCAACAGACCACTACTTCTCCTGAAAGTCCGTAACGCCTTTTTTCACGTAGCGATATCGCCATGCCACTGGTTTTGCTTGCTCCGCCGTTTCATACCCTTCCTGATAATTAATCTCGCTCATTCATCGCCCCACTCATCACAATATGCTTCGACCGGATTTTTTCCTGCTTCATAATCATCACGCCATGCTTCAGCATCAGCAGCACTGCCACCACGTAACTCTGCATAGTCCATTAACAGTTCATGCCATTTTTCAAAACTGACGTTGTATTTAGTTGAACCAAAATCAGCCATTTTGCTCTTCCTCTTCGTCTTTTATTTCGTGATATGAGTAATTGCAGTAGTTAAAGAAAATATCTTTTGCTTCGTCATGTATTTCATCAGGCGTCGCATCAGCATCCACTTCGAATTCATCCTCGAAATCTCCACCAGCCATTCCCGTTTCAATAATTATTTTGAACTTTCGCATTTCACTACCGCCCTTTCGGGTGGCCTCCTGCTGTTCTGAGGGTGCAGAAATCCCTCCGGTTAAGGATTAAATTTTTAACAGTGCTAAATTTAATTATTCAGTTTTGGATTTTGTCACCCTGCGTATCCACGCTTTCCCGTTACGCTCAATCTGAATTAGCTTTTCTATATTTTTTCGCCTTTCCCGTTCCTCCTGGCGCAAGAGCCTTACATCATCTGCCAGTCTGGTTTCTCTTTTCGCCACAGAGAGCATCCAGTCAAATGGCTCCACAACTGCACCGCAGATTTTACAGCGGACCTGACGCTCTTTTTCGTCAACCCGGACAGAAGCGTGATGGCAATATGGTCTTTCCGATGGCTCATAAAGAAAATTAACCTGATTACGAGGGTCATCCTCTTTTATCGGAAATAAAACGATATTGCTTAACTAATCCTCTGGTTTTATTTCCATGCTCCTCTCCTTTGATGCGAATGCCAGCGGCAATTGAAGCCTGATAGCTAATTTCACTCACAGTACCGCCTCCTGAAAATTACCCTGATAGAAAGCCAGTACACGCTGCATAGCTTCGCTCTTCCGGCACTCGCGACAGATTATATTCAGGCGCCTGTCGTAGCGGCGTATTTCTCCGTCTGGTAATGACCAGATTAGGTCCGGATCAACCGCAGATGGTTTCTTCGGCTTTGCCCTTGAGAGCTTTTTACGGGCATTTTGCCAGTCCTTACGCGCCTGTTCAGACGGGAATAACCCGTAACCAGAGTTGTATACATCGCCACTGGCAACCAGCTCTCTGGCCAGAACGCTCATCAGATATCTTGTTGCCCCAGTTTTAGTTTCCAGTTGTCGTAACGTCTCGCGCCCACTCTGGCGTACGAGTTCAACAACCTGCCCTTTAATTTTTTCCCGCTCTTCTTGTGTAAAAACTTTTGCCACAAGCCCTCCTGAAAATTACCTCATGACCAGAAATTAACACTTACCCCCTGAAGCCCGGCGGAATTTCGTTATCCGGTTCAGAAATATGATTCACACAACGCTGGTTGTTCGTGCCGCTTACCGGGAGCAACCAGGGGTTCTCAAAATTCCGGTCCGGTCCAAAAAACGTCGTCGCTCGCTGAACAAATTCCGTTCCCGTTTTCCCGGTAGCCGCCAAGTATCTTGCGTAACGCCTCACGCCATCCAGCATGGCCTCTGGTGGCACCCCCTCGCGTAATCTGGCCTTCCAGGCACTGAAAGCGGATTTCTTCGGGTTTGCTCCGGCACGCAACGGGTACTCCCGCCAGACCTGTTCGAACACATCCGGATAATCCACTCGTCCCACAGACTGCCCGGTGTTTTCCGGGACTACCCGATCGGCTTCCCGCTGAATGGCGGAATCGGCTTCGGGCTGCTGCAGTTGGTGTGATTGCTCCGGCCTTGCGGTCATCACCTGCTGCACAGCGCCCGAATCGGCTTTCAGCGCATACGCTGAATCGGCTTCCGGTGTCGTGCCTGCTGGCTGACCAAGATTGACGGTCTGAACATCCCCTGCCTGGTTCGTGGCGTTTTTTACGCCATGGACCATAGTGTTTTGATCTTCTTGATCTGTATCTTTATCTGTATCTTTATCTGTCGTGACTCGTCGTGACATATGCGTGACATTTCGTGACGCGCCGTGACAATCGCCATTTTGTTCCCGCTTTCTTTCCCTCTCTCGCTGCGCCCTCTTGCGCTCTGCAGGAGATTTTGCGGTTTGCGAAATATTGCCGTTGTCCTCTTTAAGCACCTGGCGTTTTTCCCATCCAGTGATTAAATCACCATCAAGTACCCGCCCCTGCATCGTCTGCAAAATTGAATCAATTACCTCTTCTGTCACGTCGAGCGCACTTGCCAAATCTTCTGTCGTGACCTCAATGTGACCTCGCGTGACATTTCGTGACGCGCTCACCAGGAGGTGGATATACACTGCCATCACTGTTGCAATTGGCTGCCCTGACACCCTGGCAATTGTTCGCCACTTAGGGTCATTTGGCATGTCATGCCATAATCTGAGCCAGGCGTTAGCCATACTCACCTCTTTTGATACCGAATCTTTTTACTCACAAATTGCCGGAAGCGATCCGGTATGAATATTGCGAGTCAATGCACAGCCACAATATTTCCTGCAGGGCCACCACGATTCATCTGGTTGAAACCAGCGATCGCCACTGCGACAAAATCATCAGCGTCTCTCACCAGTCGTTCCCGCGTCTCCACTAGTTCCCGAAAATAGGCTGAGCTATGACTGCGCATTCGGGCCACCAGCAGAGGTGGCATTGCTTTTTCGATAGCTGGTAACAACGCCTGAATTTTTTTAACCGCATCAGGGGTGTCTTTCTCCACCCAGCGGAAAATTTTCTGAGTATTGCGAGCCAGGGCTTCCGGATGGCTGTCGTCATACAGTTCCGGGAACGTCATTCCCAGCTCGAAATACGCTTTGGTAATTTTCGCAGCCGGTACTTTTTCGCCGTCCGGATGCGCCCAGGCATTCATCGCCATGCGGATGTGTTCATGCTTGATTTTCATGAATCAACTCCCATCAGCTTTTTCGTAGTAGTTTTATTCCTGCCAATAGTTAAAATTGCATCGGCAGAAAATAATCCGTTTGATGCAAGAGCGATTTTTTCAGCGTAATTTGTTTCGCCGGTATATTCTGTGCGAGGCAATTTTCCGTTATCCATCCATTTATAGATTGCTCTTTGGCTGACACCACAAACGTCGGCCACAACAGCAACGCGAACAGTTTTGATTACATCTTCAAGTGTTTTCTGGTTCATATCACCCTCACAATGTGAACTTTGAGTACATGCTATAACAGAACTGACAGTACATTCAAGAGCGAATATCATTGAACTTATGGTTCATGAAGATAAAGCGCGTAAAGAGTTCGCCAGTAGGCTTGCGCTAGCCTGTGAAAACGCTGGTTATGAACAACATGGAAGGCAGGCAGAAATTGCCCGTCGAATGAAATTAACACCAAAAGCGGTTAGCAAATGGTTTAATGGCGAAACAATTCCTCGCCGGGAGAAATTAAGGGAATTAGCAACACTAATAGGAACAACACCAACCTATCTTTTGGGAGAGGATACAGAAGAAAGTGGACAGGTACGTTTCTATCAGGAGTTAAATCCAAGACAAAAAATCATCATTGACCTTCTGGACGAGCTCCCTGACAGTGAGACAGATGAACTTTTAAAAACTCTTGAAGAGAAAAAACAGAAGTACAATGCAATTTACGAAGAGTTAGCACGAAAGAAAAAACAAAAAGCCTCTTAAACCAGCATAAATCCGGTAGCGCCTTCCTCCGGGTTTGTGCTTCACTTTATCCCATCTCATTTTTTTACACACAAAATGTACTAAATGTACTTTACAACAATGAACACAAAGTACATTATATACCTGCCACCCACCCCGCCCCACAGAATGCAGGGCAATACTTCGAGTTACCAGGCAGTGGTCAGGGGTTAAGTAGCCAGCCCGAGGCGTAAGAACATGACGGCAGGGTTCAACTTTAATAACTATGCAGCAGGTTTTTGTTCCGCTACCCCGGCGTTAAGGGGAAATGAGGTCAGCATGGATACTATCAATCTTGGCAACAGCGAATCTCTGGTATGTGGCGTGTTCCCCAACCAGGACGGTACGTTCACCGCAATGACGTATACCAAAAGCAAAACGTTTAAAACCGAAAATGGTGCCCGTCGCTGGCTGGAAAGAAACTCAGGTGAGTGATATGGATTTCGACACAATCATGGAAAAGGCTTACGAAGAATACTTCGAAGGCCTTGCCGAAGGCGAAGAAGCTCTCAGCTTCAGTGAGTTTAAACAGGCACTCAGAATAAGAATGTGCTCTCACAATGACGCGGAGCACAAATATGAGAAGCAAAATCAGACCGCAGAAAATTTTGTTCTGGAACCCGGAGAAACGCTTTTCAAAATTCCCGTTACGTGCCCCATTTGCGGTTTTACATCAGAAGAACTTGACGACTCCTGTAACAATCAGGAAACAACCAAGTATGTCGAAGATGATACCGAGTGCGCACGAAGAACGATTATATCCACGAGTCCAAACTCCAGGGCCAATAAATCTCACTTTGAGAGGGTGATTAATCCACTCCCCCAAACCAATAAAAAAGATGCCGGAGGACAAAAAACCCAATGGAACAACGGGATATCTGTCAAAAAAAGACGTTCCATTAAAGACAAACAACGCAGCGCCAACAACTGTAAGCGCTTTATACCAGTAATCAATTTTCATGTTCTTAAGCGGATTTATTGGTGGTTGCGACATTGCTTAATGAATCCTTAAAACTGTGGTGATTTTAAGGATACCACCTCGCCTGACGTGGTTAAAAGCAGGCACACAACACGAAAGCGCACGGCGAAGTTCGTCTCACTGTACGGTGTCGTTAAATTTAATTCGACCGTGCGCTTCCGGTTGTGGCAACCCGCAAAATGGCGCGGCGGTAAGTATGGCGGGGTTATTCCTTCCCCGTTGAGGACACCGGGTTGTCAGGTTGACCATACGCTTAAGTGACAACCCCGCTGCAACGCCCTCTGTTATCAATTTTCTGGTGACGTTTGGCGGTATCAGTTTTACTCCGTGACTGCTCTGCCGCCCTTTTTAAAGTGAATTTTGTGATGTGGTGAATGCGGCTGAGCGCACGCGGAACAGTTAAAACCAAAAACAGTGTTATGGGTGGATTCTCTGTATCCGGCGTTAATTGTTAACTGGTTAACGTCACCTGGAGGCACCAGGCACTGCATCACAAAATTCATTGTTGAGGACGCGATAATGAAAACGTTATTACCAAACGTTAATACGTCTGAAGGTTGTTTTGAAATTGGTGTCACTATCAGTAACCCAGTATTTACTGAAGATGCCATTAACAAGAGAAAACAAGAACGGGAGCTATTAAATAAAATATGCATTGTTTCAATGCTGGCTCGTTTACGTCTGATGCCAAAAGGATGTGCACAATGAATTCAGCATTTGTGCTTGTTCTGACAGTTTTTCTTGTTTCCGGAGAGCCAGTTGATATTGCAGTCAGTGTTCACAGGACAATGCAGGAGTGTATGACTGCAGCAACCGAACAGAAAATTCCCGGTAACTGTTACCCGGTCGATAAAGTTATTCACCAGGATAATATCGAAATCCCGGCAGGTCTTTAAAACAGTTCCGTAATAAATATCCGGTTTCATTCTTATATGCCAGCAATGGCAGGGATTTGTTCATCCTTAAATCTGTCATGAGGTTAAAACAAATGAGTAAAGTCTTTATTTGCGCCGCTATTCCTGACGAACTGGCAACAAGGGAAGAAGGCGCTGTGGCTGTAGCCACAGCCATTGAAGCTGGCGACGCACGCCGTGCTCGAGCAAAATTTCACTGGCAATTCCTGGAACATTATCCGGCTGCTCAGGACTGCGCTTATAAATTTATTGTCTGCGAGGATAAACCTGGCATACCCCGCCCTGCCCTCGATTCATGGGATGCTGAATATATGCAGGAAAACCGCTGGGATGAGGAGTCTGCTTCTTTTGTCCCGGTTGAGACTGAATCCGATCCGATGAACGTCACTTTTGACAAGCTGGCCCCTGAAGTACAGAACGCTGTCATGGTTAAGTTCGACACATGTGAAAACATCACCGTTGATATGGTTATTAGCGCACAGGAATTGTTGCAGGAAGACATGGCAACATTCGACGGACATATCGTTGAAGCGTTGATGAAAATGCCAGAAGTTAACGCCATGTATCCGGAGCTTAAGTTGCACGCCATTGGGTGGGTTAAGCATAAATGTATTCCTGGTGCTAAATGGCCCGAAATTCAGGCAGAGATGCGCATCTGGAAAAAACGTCGCGAAGGTGAACGCAAGGAAACCGGAAAATACACGTCTGTTGTTGATCTCGCCCGCGCCAGAACCAATCAACAGCACAGTGAAAATTCAACAGGAAAAATCAGCCCGGTCATTGCTGCCATTCATCGCGAATACAAGCAGACATGGAAAACACTGGAT